AGTCAGTGTGGACAGTATAGGAGCCGAATTTGAATATGTGAGGTACGGCGGCTCGTGGTCAAAATTTCTTTCAAATTTACAACAACTAAGGGAGGATTTTGATAAAATTAATTTCAATTCTACATGGTGCATACTTACTGCCTTTGGCACGCTAGAATGCATGGATTATTTGCAAAAATTAGGATTCCATGAAAATTCATTTATAGTTAATCCTTTAGATAATCCTATCCAGTGGCACGTGGGGCATTTGCCCGATGAGATTTTGAACCAATTAAAACAAAAAATATTGGTAAAGTTAAGCCAATCCGATCACAAATATGCTCTTTACAATTCGTTGAATTTAATGTTAAACTATCTGTCTATTCCAATTGAAAAAAATCTTCAATCTACTTTTGATGCTCTTCGAGAAATTGATTCTCGAAGGAATATTGATAGCAAAAAGATTTTTGTTAATTTATACAATTTAATCTAAGGAAATAAATCATGGCAAAACCTTTTGATGTATCAAAATTCCGCAAAGAGATAACCAAATCTATTGACGGTCTTTCTATCGGCTTCAACGATCCCACTGATTGGATCTCCACAGGCAACTATGCCTTGAATTATCTCATCTCTGGAGACTTTAACAAAGGAGTACCGTTGGGCAAAGTCACAGTGTTTGCCGGTGAGTCGGGTGCAGGTAAATCTTATATCTGTTCAGGTAACATCGTAAAATACGCACAAGAGCAAGGTATCTTTGTTGTGTTAATCGATACAGAAAACGCTCTGGACGAAGCATGGTTGCATGCTCTGGGTGTTGATACAGATGAAAAGAAACTGCTAAAGCTAAGCATGGCCATGATCGATGATGTGGCCAAGACCATTAGCACATTCATGGCTGATTACAAAGCTCTGGCAGCAGACGAGCGCCCCAAGGTCATGTTTGTCATAGACTCTGTAGGCATGTTGCTGACCCCCACAGATGTGAACCAGTTCGAAGCTGGTGATATGAAAGGTGACCTGGGTCGCAAAGCCAAATCACTCACAGCCCTGGTGCGCAACTGCGTCAATATGTTCGGCAATTACAATGTGGGCATGGTCTGTACCAATCACACATACGCAAGCCAAGATATGTTTGATCCTGACGACAAGATCTCAGGTGGACAAGGTTTTATCTATGCGTCGAGCATTGTTGTAGCTATGCGCAAACTCAAACTCAAAGAAGATGAAGATGGTAACAAGATTTCAGATGTCATGGGCATCCGATCAGCCTGCAAGGTCATGAAGACACGCTATGCCAAACCTTTTGAAGGTGTGCAGGTAAAGATCCCCTACGAGACAGGTATGAATCCCTATTCTGGACTCACTGACTTGGCCGAGAAGAAGGGTATGTTGAAAAAAGATGGCAACAAACTCATGTTCGTGACCTCAGACGGCGAGATCATCAAATATTTCCGCAAGGGATGGGAAAGCAACGAGGACGGTTGTTTGGACAAAGTCATGAGAGACTTCCAAAATCAGAAAACAGAGGTAAGTACACCCGAAGAATCATCTGAGGAGGAATAACATGGCAGTAGATTTAGCACACGATCTTTGGCAAGAACTCAAACGATATATTTCAGTTCCTGATCGCACCGATGCCGCTGATGCTTTGGTCAATCTTTTGGTAGACAATGACTATGATGCAGAAGAAATCAAATCTGCCTTTAAAAATGACACAGATATTAAACGAGCATTGTCGGAATATCTCATTGACGAGTCTGATTCAGAAGAAGAGGAAGAAGAATTTGAAGACGACGAGTATTGATGGACAAGAAATATTTTCCGATCAAAAATGATCCAGCCTGCCAGCTCAAGTGGACCTGGAGTACTATACGGTTGTATCATGCAACTACCAGTTCGTGTCACAGAGTTTCAAGTGAAAAATTCACTGCGACTAATTTTGATCAGTTTCATAACACGCCTAAAAAGATATCAGAGCGTGAGATGATGCTGTCTGGCCAATGGCCGCAAGGCGGTTGCGAATACTGCCAGCATATTGAGCAAAGCAGTGGTACCAGCGACCGTATGTTGCATCTGAGTATACCCAATTTGTATCCGCCTGAATTGGACCTCGATCCACTTGCGGTTAACGTGACTCCACGCATTGTTGAAGTTTATTTTGATAACACTTGCAACATGTCCTGTCTGTACTGCCACGATGGATTTTCCAGCAAAATACAGCAGGAAAATCGGAAGTTTGGAAAATTCAGTGCAAACGGTGTGGTGATAGAAAACACACACAAGAAAACCGTCGATTACAATCTGCTATTAGCAAAATTTTGGGATTGGTTGCAACAAAACAAATCAACTGTCAGGCGATTGCATATATTGGGCGGCGAACCTTTTTACCAACATCAATTTGACCAATGCTTGTCCTGGTTTAACGATAATCCCTGCCCGGATCTTGAGTTTAATGCGGTAAGCAATCTCATGATATCACCTGACAAGCTCGAAGACAAAATTTTACAAATAAAAAATCTCCTTGCCAATCGCAAAATTGGAAGATTTGACATCACCGCCAGTATTGACTGCTTCGGTAAAGCACAAGAGTATGTTCGTTACGGACTAGATCTTGACATATGGAAAAAAAACTTTACTCGCTTGTCTCAGCTAAAATGGTTGACGCTCAATATCAATCAAACTTTGTCAGTGCTGACCATTGACACAGTTCCGGATCTCTTAGATTTTATCAACCAGATAAGACAAGATAGAAAAATAGGGCACTTTTTTTCAACTACAGTACACACACACGAATTTTTACATCCTAAGATCATGGGCTCGGGTTTTTTTGATAAAACATTTGACTTGATTATATCTAAAATGCAATCTGGATCCGACACATCTGCTCTCGGTATAGAGTATATGAAGGGGATACAAAAAGACTTGAGCCGATCAAAAAAAGATAATATCATGATAGACCAACTGGGCATATTTTTAGATGAAATTGACAGAAGACGCAATCTTGATTGGAAAGAAACATTTCCGTGGTTGGTTACAGAGGTGAAACATGTGGTACAGTAGAATAACATCAAATTTGGCAATGATTCCTGATTTCATTGCACATTACGAGCATGAACTCAATGAAGCCAAGCGCGAGTGCAGGATCGGTGGTTATGTCGAGCACAACATAAAAGAACTGCCCGGGATTACCGAGCATCGATTTAACCAACTACAAGAGATAGAGGCCATACTCAACTATCTGAATATCCAACTACGCAAGATCCGGAGGCGCCATTTCCAGAAATACCTCGAAGCCTACGCCCGACAACTCACTAGCCGAGATGCAGAAAAATATGTAGATGGTGAGGATGAGGTCATAGATTTTGAAACCATCATCAATGAAGTGGCCTTGTTGCGCAATCGCTGGCTGGGTATCATGAAGGGATTAGATACCAAGCAATGGCAGATGGGTCATATTGTGAGATTACGCACAGCGGGTATGGAAGACATCCAGGTATGATTTTCCGCAACGCAGAAGAAAGCCATCAACATGCTTTGCAGACTTTGAACACTCTTTACGAGTTTGACGATTTCATGATGAGCGTTGGTACATTGTGCGACATGGGCTGCGGTGAAGGGCTGGATCTAGCATGGTGGGCCAATCGTACCACACGAGAACTTGATAATCCGAAACCGTTGAATATCAAATGCACTGGTGTGGATTTAACATCCAAGTCCAAGATCATTGAAAATCTCCGTGGTGTCCGTTACATCCAACACGACTTTGAAGCGGAATTACCCATCGGTTCGAGATTGTTCGATGTGATCTGGTGTCATGACACCTTCCAGTATGTCATTGATCCCTTGCCTACCTTGCGCCGCTGGCGCGAGATCATGGAGCCCGGGGGCATGCTTTGTCTAGTGGTACCGCAGACCACGAATCTCGAATTCAACACCCAGGCTTTCGATCAGCACAGCGGCCAGTACTATCACCACACCTTGGTTAGCCTGATACACATGCTGGCCATCACCGGCTGGGATTGTGCTGGTGGGTTTTTCCGCAAGTTGCCCGACGATCCATGGTTGCACGCCATGGTATATCGTAGCGATCAAGGGCCTCGAGATCCCAGGACCACCTCTTGGTACGAATTGGCAGAATCAGGATTGTTGCCAGAATCTGCTGTGCGCAGTATCATGAAATATGGATATCTCCGCCAGCGAGATCTCACCCTCCCTTGGATAGATAAAAGTTTGATTGATTACCGCAAGTATTGACGATCATAACTATATTTGTTTCAAGGAACAACATGCCATTTGTACTACCACCTTTACAAGGCGATAAGCCTCTGGGTCGGCACATTATCTATGTGTCTGCTGACATGGTCTATTACCAGCGCATGGTGCTTCCGTTGATCAACAGTATATTGGGACAAGTAGAATGGATCAAAGTCCATGTCCATCTCATATGCTACGAAACGCCACAAATAAAAAAACAATCGAGAGTCACTGTGAGTTACGAGATAATCGATAAAAATTTTATCAACAACATCATACTCAATCCTGATCCTAAACGACTGTATCGCAATCAGCAGATATTGAAAATCGAAGACGAATACCAGATCAAAGAAAAAATATATTTCAGTTGTGCTAGATTCATGCGTATGGCAGATCTGTTTAGACACAACCAGTATGTGTTACAGGTTGATGCAGATACTGTGCTGTGTCGTCCTTTTTTGCTGAAAGACTTTGAAGCTCTTACCGGCCTGCCACGCGGTCAACGCAAGCCCAAAGATCCAGATTCCTTGTTGGCCAGTTGCATCAGTCTCGGGCTGGGAGAAGCTGGCATGAATTTCCGACAAAGATTCAAAGATGGACTGATTGAAATGTTTGAGCAAGGAGCCTTCTGGTTCATGGATCAATGGAAACTCAAAGAAATCTTTTCCACTATTGAATTTGAAACCATTGATGTGCTTTGGTGCTCCTGGGGGGAAAAACGGAACATGATTTTCTTCACCGGCAAGGGCGATCTAAAGAATCAGAAAGAATTTGTTGACAGGGTGGAGCAATGGAGAAACCCATAGGATATGTCATAAAGCTCTCTGGCTTTGCGGACAGTGTTGCTTGGAGTCAGCATGCTTATGATACAGCGCGATCTCATGGTTGGCACACTGAATTTTTTGAAGGCACCGATGGGCGCCAACAGACCTTGGCTGATTTTGGAATCAAGATATATCCCGACCATAAAAAATGTGTGAAGTACATGCAACGGCCGGGCACACAGGGATG